CTGAAGAACAGATAATGAAGTTACCTTTTCCTCTACGTGTTTCTTTTGCAATTACGTTTGCTTCACGTTCGATTTGAACGATTAGACCTTTGAATTTTTCAACTGACCAACGACCATCAGCATCTGATGACATGTTAAACACACCATTGATTGCTGTTGATGCTTGTAGCGCACCAGTTTTTGCTTGTGAGTTGATTGTTCGGATAACTTCACGGTTGATCTCAGCCAAGATTTCTGTTGATAGAATGTTGGCTAACTCTGTCTCAGCGTCAAGACCATGAATTGCTTTCAAGTCTTGTGCTAGTTCTAGAGTATATTCCGCTTTCAACGCACGTGACTTCGCAGTCACAGTTGATTTCTCAATGGTGAAACCCATTTGCTCGAAAGCATTTGAGGCTGAGTCACCAAGAGCTTCAGCAGAGTCTGTAGTCATACCCATGTTTTTCAGATCTGTTACACGATCGGAATCGATTGTAAGAGCAGCAGCACCGCCACCAGTATTTGTTACGTTTAGACCTGAACCATCTGCACCTGGAGCTGCGGATGTTTTTGTACCTGAGTGACGTGTAGGAGCTTCGTTAAAGAGAGCTTCTGCTTTGTTTGTTGCTCCACCTTCAAAACGTGATTTCATCGCAAAGATGAGACCAGTTGGACCTGACATTGGCTGAACGCCAGCAACATCATACGCCATTAGGTTTGGCATCGCACGTCGTACGAGTGAGATTAATACAGGATCCCATGTTCCGATGGAACCTGTGTTAGCACCAGCTGGTGCAGCTTCTGTTAAGAAGTTATTCTGAGAACGTTCTTCACGAAGAGCGACCTCTTGGTTTTCTAGAATCGCAGCTGTTACACTACGTCTATGAGCATCTTTGATAGTACCGGCAGATTCTTCATTAAGTACTGGTGCCCACTTTTCGACTAATTTGTCATAAGATTGCATTTGTTTGGACTCCCAAATTTATGTTTGCGCCGACTTGCGGATCGCGGTGAGGTATTGTGCCATTGGGCCAGTTGTTTCAACGATGTTACCATCGTCATCTTCAACTGCGTCTTCTATTACAGACTCAACGGCGTCTTTCTTGAAATATGATTCTTTGACTGTTTTTACTTTTTCTGCAAAAGTATCTTCATCTTCAAAGGTAATATCTCCGACCAACTTCGCAAGTTTTTCAACTTGTGTTTCTGCCAAATCTTTTGAAGCTTCACGAATTACTTCGTGTCGTTTCATTTCTTCTAATTCTTCAGCAGTTTCGATGGCTTTTGCCATAGAGTTATTTAGAGCTTCTTCTAGCTCCTCAACCTCTGCGGCTAATTCGTCAACTAGGTCGACTTTAGATTCTGGAACATCAATGTAAGATTCTGTAAACAGATCTTTCAATGAATTCATAAACTTCTCAGAAATCTCGGTACGTAGACCGGTTTCTACTGCAAGTTTATTTTCTTCCATCCAATTCTCAACAACATAGTTGAGGTAGCTGTCAACTTTCTCGACCATATCTGCTTTAGTAGCTGATACTTCTTCTTCGAGTTCAGTTGCATAGTTTTCTTCTAAACGATCGATTTCTTCCGATAGTTTAGATTTGATAGCTGCTTCAAAAATTACGGCTGTTTTAGCTTTAAACTCTTCGGAAAGAGTAGCTTCAGACTCGATTAATGCGTCTAGATCTTGAGAAAAGTCAGCCTGATATTCAACGATTGGTTGATCACCAGCATCTACCTCTTCTAACACAGTTTCTCCCATAACTTTACGGAACATCCCTGCAAGTTCTTCTTTTTTCATTTTACTTGCATGGTTGTACATTGCACTAATCATACCAGCTTTAGTTCCTGGCAACTTTTGCATTGGTTCAGATTTTCCGCCTTTGCCACCTGGCTCTTTTGCGGTTTTACCTTTACCTTCAGCACCCTTTACAGAAGCAACGGATTGCGCCTCTGCATTTTTGGGATCGTGAGCTTCTTCGATTTCGATCTCGTCCTCGAGCTCAACTTCCTGATTTTCGACTTGATCAGTCATGTCGTTCTCCTTAATAAGATTTAGTTTTCAGTAACGAGAGGAAATTCTTAAACTCACGAGTCTGAACTCCGTAGAGATCAGCGCGTGGAGCCTTCTTAATTTCAGTCTCCATTTTTTCAATTTCTTGAGCTTCAATGATGCCGTTATTCCAGACCCAGTCAACGCCTTCCATAATTCCATTAACAAAAGCTCCGGGAGCTGATGGATCTTGTACGATGTCAATCGTATTAAGCATAAAGTCATCTTTGACATACATGGCATCGCCACGTCTCTCAAGGCTACCCATACCACGAGTTGAGACACCTAGTTGCACACCACCTTCAAGTAAGCCTTTAACGACTTCACCCATTGGAGTGCCCAATATAGTTGCCTTACCCATCACATTATTGTCCTCAACTTTGAGTTCAGTTATGAGATGGGAAACTTTGTCCAAGTTGACAGTAGGACCTTCGGGATGATTTAATTCACCCACGGCCCGTTTAGTTGCAACTTGTTCTTTGGCGTATTTTTTTACTGCATTTTCCATAATCATTTTTGGATAAATACGACCATTTCTATTCTTTTGTTCAGATTGCGCGAATACGCCTTCGATAGTATAATTTTTACTACCGTCATCCTTGGCTTCTACCAAGCATTGAATATTTTGTTCTGTGTATTCAGCAATAAGCTTCATTAATCTACTTCCCTAACGAATTGCATAATCATCTTTTGTGCATGCGCTTTCGTGTCATAAGTGTCTAATTTCTCACCGTCTACATATGCTTCAAATTTTTCATACCTCTGTATGATTTCTAATTTAAAACCCATATATTTTCTTTTATATACTGTCCGTTCTTTTTTTACGGCTTCTCTAAGATTCTTCAGTGTCTTCATCGGAGTCGTCTGTATCATCGTCGTCGTCAACATCTACGTCATCCTCTTCAGACTCATCATCTTCTAAATCTAGTTCTAGTTGTTCTTCATCTTCTTCAGATTCTATTCCATTATATATCTGACCAGATACTTTAATTCTTTCTTGTTCTAAATTATCAGCAAGCTTTTGATTCATAATATCTACAAATGTAGCATTAGCCGACGCGTAATCTTTATCAGCAGCTTGTTGTATCAATTGTTCAATGTTTTCCATAATATCTCCGTTTCCTATTATTTATAACAAAACTATTCTTCATTGGGAATGTTTTGTTGATCAGTTTCATTATCAGTTGGTTGCTCTTCATCAGATTGTTGTGCAACTTGTTTAATATCGTCGTCGTTAAACATCAATACGTTTTTCATAACCCATTCTTTTGAGAAGTAGTCGCCCACATATTGACTTACTTGGTCAAGAGTTTGTAATCTCTCTCTTAATAGTTCGGCATCTTTTAACTCTGTAAAATGGTTATCTCTTGCATAATCGACAACTAGATTATTCTTCCATTCATTCCAATCTTCTTCAGTAATTAAACCTTTCATCACAAGTTGTTTCTTTAGAATTTCTAAGAACAACATTGAGAAACGTTTACGAAGTCTGTCAATAAACTTCTGAAATTTTAATTCATCTCTACTTATCTCTGTAGATCGACCTAGGCTAAACTGTGCTTCCTGTTCTAATCTGTTTATAGGTACATTGAGTGAACGGTACAAACGTTTTTGGAAGTAAATGATATCGTCGATTTGTCCCAGGTTTTCGCCGCCTGGTAAGGTAGAGATCTCAGTTCCTCGACCACCTTCTCGCCGCGGTAACCAAAAATCTTCAAGCATCGACATATGTTTGCGATCATCTCTTATTTGTCCTGTGTCTGCATCATATACAAGCTTATTACGATAACGAGCCATAATGTCTTTCATATATTGCTCGGATTTACCACGTGGTAAGTTACCTACGTCAATATAGAAAATTCGCCTCTCAGGCGCCCGTGCAAGCCTGTAGATAACCAGTGAGTCTTCCATCATTCGAAGCTGATTAATTGGCTTCAGAGCTTTATGTAAATGTGATACAACTTTCTTTCTATCAGCTGAGAGAAGTCCGGATGTTACATAACTTACTGAATCAAACGATAGTTTTACACCTGATGACTGTTGTCCAGGTTTTTCTTGATAAATGTAATATTCATCAACCGATTCGACTAAGTTAGCCCCACTAACTGGATCTTTCTTTTTCTTTACTTGTTTTACTTTACGAATCTTTGCAGAGTCAATAGGTCTAATCTCCTGAATACCTGCTTTAATATTAGAGTCATTTACAACAAGGTGATGATATAAACGGCCATCAATATACCAACGTTTAAACATGTCGTGGCCATTATTCGTAAAGTCCAACATCGATAAGACGTTATCGAACTCTTCTGTAATTCCTTTTTTAATCTGATCTGATACTTCAACTTTATCAAGAACAATTGAGACTGGTGCCTCATCTTCTGAAGCAGAAACAGATTCATTAATAATATCTTCTATAGCAGCATCAACCTCTGGGTGTGTTGATACTCCACGGTATTTCATTATCATTTGATGATTGTCTTTAGAATCATCTCCATCAATATTAATATACTGACCATAATGAGAACCAGAAGCAGTAACGTATCCAGCACCATCGTCATCTTGACGAGGTACAATAGATTGTAACTTCTTATCTTCTTCTTTTTTATTTGCTCTTCGAATTTCGAAGCCAAATATTTTTAATGCATTATTGTCGGCCATCTTTTATCCTAATAGAATATAGAGGGGCATTGCTGCCCCTCTTTCTAATTTTCAATTATGTGGTAGTATTGGATGTCCAGTACTGATACGTAAATTCTACTGTGAATTCTTCAATCTGATCATTAGCATCATATGCAAGATCAATTGGAGAAATTGCTGTCGGGAAGGCAGCCACAAATTTATACGTTTTAAGAATCGACTCGTCTTTATCTAGCTGATCGACTGTTAAGTCTGCTTGATAATCTGTCGGATTCACTAAACCAGTATTAAGTGAATGAGCGTTAATGCCATTCATCCAACGTTCCATTGAGTTTCGAATCGTGAAGTTTGTATCGTTAATGATAGTAGTTGTCCATGGTTCGAAAACACGATCGCCTGCCATTTGTAACTGGCGACCACGGAATGCAACAGGCATTGCTGGTACGGTTGAAGCAGGAAGTTGACCTGTTCTACACATGAATGATGTTAATTCAACATCACCCTCAGCATACGCTGGAAATCCTAATGTTACCTTAAATAGGTTGGGGCGAGCACCGCCACCAGCCAGTTTTGCTTTAAAATCGTCTACACCTAAAATAGCCATTTTTTACCTCCTTACACCCCTGCGATTTCTGCGAAATCAACACCGGTACGTACGGCAACAAAGTTAAGAGTAACAAAGTTGATCGAACGTGCAGGTTTGACTAGGACCGTAGCGACAAATTCATTTCTATCTATAACTGCACCCGTGTTGTTTGTTTCGTCACAAACCACTCGGAAGTCTGTTATACCACGACGACCTTTGATGTCTCTTAAGAATGGCTCTACAACTCCAACGAATTCTGCTCTTGTAAATTCATCATTGAATTCGAACATTACGTTTCGGGCTGCAATCGCGATTGCTCTTTCGATAGTCAAGAACAAACGACGTACGTTAATACGGTCGAATGCGGATGGTCTAGCGAGTTTTGTTTTATCACCAAATAGCAACAACCCTTGACCAGGAATATTCGCAATCGGGTTTACGCCGTTACGATATAGTACATCTCTCTGTGCTTTGTTTGGAGAGTACGAAATACCTGTCACACCAAGATACTGACCACGTCGTGGACCAGCTGGTGAGAACCATGTTGCAGCCGTTACATCGGTTGCGGCCATGATACCTGCGGTTGAAGAGTTAGCGGGAATAAAAATAAACTCATCGTTATATTTATCATAGACTTTAAGGAAGTTATTGTCAACTACTAAGTATGATGATGAGGTAAATGTTGCGGCCGTTGTAACTGCATTTGTATTAGCAGCTGTTGCCGTAACTCCTACGATATCACTTCTTGCGGGTGAAGCAATTACAACACAGTCTTTACGCTGACCTTGAGCAATGCTTACCATGTCATTAACAATTGTTGTTGTGTCAGTTCTTGAATTCATTTGAGGTGCAATCATAAGATCCACTTGAATTTGATCTTTGTCTTCAAATTTATCAAAGCCTGAAATGTAATCTCCTACGTCCATATTCGTAGACTCATCACCTGAATCTAAGTCATAGTCTTTAGCAACTATTAATGGATTAGAAATTTGATAATCTTTTCCAGTAGCTGTAGCTGTTCCAGCATTTGCAACTGTATAATCAGAATCAAATCCGGCCATCCAGATATATTCTGATTTTCTGTTGACAACGTCTCTTACAAAGTTTGTAGATCCGTCTGATGTTTTAGCGTCAGATGCTAACGATACAAATGGAAATGTTTCTAAAATAGTTCCTTTTGTTCCAGTAAACTTACCGCCTTTATCGACGATAGCAACGTGCAGTTCGTCATTAGACGCGTTAAGTCCTTCAGCATATCCTGAAGTTCCTGGAGGTGCATCAAAATTGTCTTTATGTGTCCAGTTATTATAAGCTGAATCAGCTGATTGATTTGGGCACAATGATACTGTTAAGCTGTTACCAAGTTCGCCTGGCCATTTAGCTATAAAAGTATGTTTGTCTGAATCAAATGCTGATAGGGAATTATCCCATGCGTCAGCGTCTTTGATCCTAACATTTTTTCCGTTTACTGCTTCGTTGTGATTATAAGCGTTATAGCCATCGCTATCGCCTAATACTCGAACTACTTGAAGAGCATTTGTGTACTTAAGAAAGTACGCTGCTGAATGATAGTCAACAGCATTTGCAGATGTAGGCGTCCCAAATGTTCCAGCTAACTCTGCTTCATTAGAAATAAGAGTTGCTTGGTCCACAGGGCCCCATCTGAAATTACCGACAAGAGCGCCAGTAGAAGAAGAAACCGCTGGCACCACACCAGATGCGTCGACCTCTCTTACCGTAATTGCCGGAGATTCTGAAAATGCCATGATTTTTTCCTCTCGAAAATTTTAAATTATATGCGGGTCCATAATACGAAGTTTGTCAATTACTGTTATT